GCCATCAGCCGTTATCCTGAAATACTGAAAACACCCGCATGGCCCATTCTCGCCAGTCATCGAATTGATATGCGTTCGGCATATTGTACGCAGCCAACCCCGGCAGGGATGATAACCCAACAGCCCAGTCTTGCCAATCGTTCTCATTCATAAGTCGCGCGGGCACGCCAAACTGCTCAATGGTCGGCCACATATAGTCCGCCCACTGAACGACATCATCAATGAAGCGAGGGTCAACTGCATCAACCATTAGCTCTGATACCTTCCATCACCAGTGCTGATGTGCGCCAGAACCTGACCCATCTGATAGTTGCCGCCAAGCACGTTGGAAGAGAACTTAAACCGAAGCTCGCGGCGCTGCTCCTTGAAGAACACAACCTGCTCGTATGGCTCCTGAGCAACCTCCGGGAATGTCATGACAGGACCATAAACCTCAGGTGCGCGGGCGTTGATGCGGCCCGTGATCTGAAGCGTCATATCGCCAGACTGGACAAAGTCAGGCTCAACGATCTTGATTGACATAGACCGATCCGTCGCTTGCTCGGCTGTCGTGAACGAGATGTCACCCGTCTCGAAGAAGCTCGCAATCGCGCTGACCTTACTGCCGTCGATCTCGTCTGACCCAACCTCGTGCCGCCAGATCTTATATTGAAGCGGGCTCGCATTGGAGTCGACAGGGCGGATCCCGGCAAGGATCGGAGAACCAAGGCTCGTCGAATACAATCCAGCAGACCGCCCGCCATTCGGAAGCTCGGTGTCGTACCATGTGCTCTCGCGGAAGTTAAAGATCACCGCGTGCGTGCATTCAGTCGCCGTTCCGCGTGGATAGCACCACCAGATCTCGCCAAAGCGGGGAACTTTATAGGCGTAGATTTTGTTGGCATATGTCTTGTTCAGGCCATCAAAGAAATAGTTGATGTTCATGTTGTTCGGCACTTCGCGAACGACACCATTGTACATCATGAATCGGCCATCACCGACCCAGAAATAGATCCCGTCATATTCAATCACACTATTCGCTGCGATGATTGATGAGGAAGAGCTGATCGTGTCAAAGGCAAAGATGTCGGTGCCGCCCGTGTAGTAACAGCGAATCAGGCTGTCGAGCGTCCACAGCAGGCCTGATGGGTTCTGGCTGCCGCCGCGCAACGGTAGACCTTTAACAATTTTAGAAGACGCAATGAACGCATCGCCCGCATCGCCAGTGGTAAAATTCGTGGGGTCGTTGGCGTCCGACCACTTCACATACCCATTCTTGGAAAACATGAATAAGTACGGATGCAGAACCACGATGCCACCAGACACGCCCGTCGTTGTGGTGATTTCAGTCAGGGCAGACGTGCCATAGATGTCGCCAAAATATGCCGGATAATCCGTTCCAGTTGAGATGTCGTTTGCCGATTGGACGGCGTGGGCAACGAGCACCGTACCAGCGCCCGACCCGTCATACATAGCATCGAACTGCCACTGGAAATTTGTGCCCCCAGTAAAGCCTGCCGGCGTCCGGGAAACTGGAGCGCTGGTATTCCCAAGGTTGTCAATCGTCATCCGGTCGATGCCGGTAGGGTATCCCATGTGGGTATAGGTGAAGTTGTTCAGCGGCTGCATGTGCAGCTGGTTGACAATGCCAGAAGCATAATTCGTGATCTGCTTGTATCCGCCGATCTTGCGCGGCAGCCCGCGCTGGAAGCGTACCCACTGACCATCGACGTAGAAGTTGCCCTCGAACTTCGTACCATCCCGCTTGATGCCGGGCTCTGATCGGACCTTGATGATCTGGTCGCCCATTAGACCCTCTCAGCCTCAAGTGTTACAGACCATGTGTCCAGAACAGTTGTCGTCCCAGCGGCGCGAATTTGAATTGAAAGTATCGAAGTATTCAACCCAACCGTGGCGCGCGTGATGGTCCATGTCGGATCTGTCGATGTGGCTACCCAAGACCCAATTGTCCCAGTTGGCGTAAGGCCAGATGTGACTGAGGCATTTACCTCATAGTTGCTGCCTACGGATGTTGGGGTCACCCATTGCTGGTTAGATGTGAAAGTGCCGTTAATACCTGAATAATCAAAACCATCGTTATCCACCCGATAGCCAGCTACCGCTCCAGCCCCAGAGTTAACAGCATAAACGCTCACATTATTGAAGTTTACGACAGCCTTACTCGTCCCGTAAAAATTACGAAAGCTAATCGCGCCGGATGATGGAACTGCCCCATAAGTTCCTGTCGTTCCAGCCGGGACATTCGCACCACCAGCATAGTATTCATTCAAGCCAATGGGGTTCGACCCACCAAACTCAGTTTGGATGGTGGTGAGAGAGATCGCTCCACTGGCCGGGATCGCCATTACTCAGCCACCTTTCCAACCTGAGCGCGCAGCATTTCAACCTCGGCACGCAGCTCGTTGATCGCACGGAACGCAACAGCCACCAGCTTCTCATAGTCCACAGCCAAAGAGCCATCTTGGCGCTCGCGAACAGCCAGTGGGAATGCCTGCTGAACATCCTGAGCGATGACGCCAAAGTCATTCTTGCGGACGAAATAACCGTCTTCGCCGCCATGCTCTGCGATATAGGCATCGGTCCAGTCGAAGGTCTTTCCGCCGACTTGCTGCACGACACCGAGAGCATCCTGAATGTCCGCGATGTTTTCCTTGAAGCGAATGTCAGACGAGTAATACGCCGTGATGTTATTCGTTGCACGGATTTCACCAGCGGTGCCAGACCCTGCCGTTCCAACGCCAAGGCTATTCACCTGATAGTTATTGGAGGTGTTCAGTGCATTTGCAGTGGTCGCCGTCGTTGCCGTGGTCGCGCTGGTAGCGGAAGTGGCCGATGTCGCTGAGGTGGCAGTTGCTGCGTTGCCGCTGATACTAATCCCCCAAGTCCCAGATGCACCGCCGCCAGTGGTCGAAGGAACACTGAGACTTGTACGAGCGCCCGCTGCATCAGTCGCGCCCGTCCCGCCTTGGCTGACCGACAAAGCTGTCGTGAGGCCAGTCAGAGATGTGATGTCGCTGTTCGCACCTGATGCGGCAGCTCCAAGATTCAGGCGAGCACCTGACGCAGTCGCGCCGCCCGTGCCCCCGTTTGTAACGGCAAGTGTTCCACTAAGCGTGATAGTGCCTGATGTGGTAATCGGACCACCGGATGTCGTGAGGCCCGTCGTGCCGCCACTGACAGCCACGGAGGTAACAGACCCACCACCCGCCGACGAGGCAATTGTAATGGATCCGTTTCCATTCGTAATGGTGATACCAGATCCAGCAGTCAGCGTCGCCTTAGTGAGCGTGTTGCCCGTGCTGTTGCCGATGAGCAATTCACCATCAACATATGATGTCTGCCCTGTGCCGCCGTTGGCGACCGGAAGCGCAGTGCCAGAAAGGGAGACGGCAAGCGTCCCGGATGTGGTGATGGGGCTGCCCGAGACGGAGAGGAAAGACGGGACAGACATCGCCACGCTGGTCACAGATCCTGAGCCAGTGCCAACGGCGACCCCATTGATGAATAGACCTGTGGCGTTCAAGGTGCCATTACCCTGTGCGCCACCAGTCGGAGCACCGATCTGAATGCCAGCGGCATTCGTCAGGCTCGTGATGTCAGCGTTCGTGCCAGAGGCTGCTGCACCAAGGTTCGTGCGAGCGCCGGATGCGTTCGCGCTCCCAGTGCCGCCCTGAGCCACAGAAAGGGGCGTGGTGAGGCCAGTGAGCGACGTAATGTCACTGTTCGCGCCGGAGGCGGCAGCAGCAATCGCAGTCCGCGCAGCTGATGTCGATGCGGCAGTGAATACGGAAGTCCCGATACCTGTGCCACCAAGGTTCGTCAGAGCGCCCGGCGCGGTGGTTGACCCGGTGCCACCCTGAGAAATACCAAGAACCCCACCAAAGCCTGCGGTCGTCTGCGCCTGCACGATATTTGTGCCATCGCAGTAATAGATGTTCGACTCGCTCTGCGGGATAACGACCGGAGACAGGCTCCCACTCGCCTTGATCGAAAGCGTGTACGCGCCAGTCGTCGCATTGTTGATCCAGTATTGCTGGATCGTAGCCGGCACGACAATCTCAGCATTGCTGGCAAGCGCGCCGGAAAACTTATAGGCGACACGGTTTAGTTCGGAACCCGTCAGCGTATATGTCCCGCCCGTGATGACAATCGACGTGTAATCAAAAGCAAACTCTGCGCTCTGGCCGAAGCCAACCGTGTACCACGAGACGCCATCGGTGATAACTTCAGCGCTGTCACCGGGCTGGAATACCAGCGTCGCGCCACCATTGATCGTCTCAGAGCCGGATGGGTCAACGGTCAGGTCACCCGTGCCATTGTTGCGGACGGAGATGAACCAGCCGTCATCGACGGACGGTGCAGCCGGGAGTGTTAGCGTTCCAAGCGAGCCAGTCCAAACAAAAACCTTGGCGCGATCCGGCGCGGTCGCTGCCGTTGGCGTCGACGAAAACGGAATGACTTCGAGGTTCTGCTCAAGGATAGAACCCTCAGCCTTAAGGCCGGGGCCAGCAAGAGCTGACGCCTGAGCCTGAGCCGTGGATGCGCCATAGCGGAATGTGCGCCACGTCCCAGCAGCCGTGCTGTTATCGGTCAGGTAGATCTGCCACTGCTGCCCAGCCGAGATGCTGAGAATGGCGTTGCCGCCAGCCGTGTTGACGGTGACGATATTGGGGCCGAGGTTGTTAAACAGGATCGTTTCACCGACACTGACCTTTGTCGCGTCCGGCATAGTGATCGTGTAAATACCAGTCGGAGTAACATCGATGATGCGGGCCGCGACGTTAGGACCATCGGATGCCTCCAGCGGCCACTCAAGCGTGATGTTGCCACTCAGTGTCAGGGCGAGATATGAAACGTCTGACGGGTAGATCGTGGTGCCGCCGAAGACCTGAGTGAAACTGTTCGTCATCGTTATGCTTCCTTGCGTACAGCGGAGCGGTCGAGGATCTTGGCGAGGTCTTCGCCGTTCAGCATCGCCGCCGCCCTGTCATACATATCCTGCCACACCTGAATGCGCTCGTCATTCTTGAGGAACGGCGTCGCCTCCACAAGCGTCGCATAGAGGATGAGCTGCGGCGCGTACTCGGTGATCCAGTTCGTCTGGACGCTGTCATCGAGCAACGGCGGCAGTTCGTAATAGACGATCTCAAACGGATAAGCAGCGTCCGGTGTCGGCGCGAGCAGCCAGTGAGAATAGTCGTAATCAGCGTAGAAGCGGGGCGTGCCGGTGGCCCCAGAGTCCGGCCAATAGGACCGGATATATTCATATGACCGCCCAAAGACGATCTTGCGCGTATTGTTCTGGTTGCCCGTGCCGATGTTGATTGACACGGTATCGCGCCAGCGATCAGGCTTATCATAAACAGAC